CAAATCAAGAAGTGGGTGCTGTTCTATTGGTTGGTCACCCCTATAAAGTCCAAACTTAACTGATGCCGCTCCGTTTGCTATTTCATTTACACATCTGTAAACAATAGCGTTTTCTTGGTAACCCTCTCTAGCTAAGTCATTATAACTTTCTTTAGGTTGTGTTTGTGTACCTACATTTGAATATGCAATTATAGGACCTTCTTTTCTATTTATACTTATATTTTGGTTTATTAATGCTTTCCAAGCGTCTTTTAATCCCATTAACTTACTCTCCATGTGGCTTGACCAGACGATTTGCTGAGTTCAGTTAACCCCCATACTAGGGCATCAAGTCTATCTGGTGAACTTTTACTGTCTAAAGTATAAGAACACATTTGATCTTCTAGTTTAGGAAAAGCACCAACATGGCTTACCTTTTCCTGTTCATATAATGCTGATATTGGCTCTGCTCTTACTAATTTACCTCTTGAAGCATGAACCTTTTTGTAAGGAACTACTTTGTCAACAGTTCTAATAAGACGCTCTACCAAATCACCACCATTATTTACTTCTGCTATAATTCTATCACAATTATGTTTGTAGTAAGCATTAATTGCAACATTCGCCCAAGTGTCTGCACTCATTCTATCAGATAAATCTTCTAAAATATAGTATCTATTATCAAAACCTTTGCCAACTACAATTATTCCAGTTTCATCAGAGTTTTCATTATTGCTAACAGCAGGGTCAATAGATACAACAACTCTTTGCATTTCAGGTATTTCTTTAACCCTTGTTTTCTCTATCATTGATGGACTCCACAAAGCACCCTCAACATCATCTAATACTTCAGCATATAATTCTTGTCTACCTAATCTAGTGTTTTCATATTTTTCCTTTAACATTCTTAACGCTGATGGTGCAAGATTGGCAGAATTATCAAATGTATTGCCTTTTGTAAGTACAATATTTTTTCTTTTAATTAAACTTTGTATTAATGGAATAGGTTTAGGTGTGGTTGTTACTATACATTGTGGTCTATCGCCTAATCTCAAACCAAACATTAATTGGTCAAAAGTATCTGGATACTGCCAAGATGCTAACTCATCACACCATGCTCTATGAAATTGTGGACCTCTTAATCTATCTGGCTCTGTTGCAGAGAAGCCTAATATCTTAGAGCCATTATATAACCTAATCTCTGCTGAACTGCTGTTGTAGCCTTGCCCTCGCCCTTTCATAAGGCATTCTTTAGGGATTATGCTCATAAGACCACTAACACCTCCAAAAGCAACTCTCCTAATATCTCCAAATGTGGGGGTGACTACTGCACAAATTGTTTCTGGGTGTGTAAGAGCATAAAATGCAATATCTGTTGCACCTGTTCTTGTCTTTCCCCAACCTCTACCTGCAAGTATTAACCATAAATCCCAATCTCCATAAGGAGTAACTTGAGCATCTCTGGCTGTGTCCTGCCAATCATTGGTAAGTGTGATTAGCTTTTTCTGACCTTGCTCTGTTAATTTGTTGTATCTGGTTGACAAGTCCTCTGAAATCATCTGAAGTTGCGACATTTGCTGTTACCTTATTTATCTCTTGTGCTTCACCTAATGCTAACTTACCTATTTTTTGAGCATTCATTGCTGTATTAGACATTTCCCTTAATTCTGAATTAGGTAAGCCAACGTAATTGGGGTTTGTTCTGTGCTCATCCATAGCCTTTTGCAATTTGATACCAACGCTATTTAAAAGACCCTGTGCAATGTTTAATGCACTTTCATCTAATCTTGAAGATGCTTTAACAAACTCATTAACTTTTTTCTCTGTTGTCTTAACTTCTATCTTGGTATGGAACTTATTCTTTTGAGATTGCCAATCATCTTTTGTTGAGTGCCTATATAAAGTTGCTCTAGCCACATTAAATTTTTCTGCAAGCTGTTCTACAAATGGGAATACTCTCTTGTTATTCTCATCTATATAACCCTCTATAAACTGTTGTTTTATCTCTTTTTTAAGACTTTCTGTAAGTTTTATAGTCATTTTATAAACCTTTAGTACAATTATCAGTTTTTCTCATTAGTTCCCATTATAATCTCATTTTCTTTTTTTTGAAGTAAAATTTGAGATTTAGTTGTCCAAGCCTTAGAATATTCTGCATCCTCAAATAATTTTGAAAACCCAGTTATATGTTTTAATCTTAGTAATTCATCAGCTTCCATACCCAAATGATTACATATATCTTCATCTTTCCAACCATTCTCAAGCATTGTAAATACCATATGAGACATACCATTCACACTATGCTTTCCCCTTGCTCTATTGTGTCTTACTGTACTAGCCATTCTATCGTTAATATCTTTATCAATAACAACTATAGGTAACTTGCCATGATTACGTTCTAATATATCCTTATTGGATTTGCAGACAAAGTATCTGTGGAAACCATCTACAATAATATACTTGTCTATTTGTTTATCATATATAGTTACTATTGGCTGTGTATAACCATCATGCTTAATTGATGTATAAAGCAACCCCATTTCTACTTTAGCAACTGAATTAGGATTATAATCGTTTGCTTGTACTTTTTCTATATTAACCCATCTAATATGATTAACAGGCTGTGTTTTTAGATTTGTAATATTGTTTAGCTTTTCTTTTAACTTTTCTACATACAAAATTTTATTTTCTTCTGTTAAATCACTTATGTCTTTCTCAATATAAGTTTCTATTGTTTCAACTGCTTCAGTCATGCTCCAACTATCTATGTCCATTCTTTCCCCCTATCTTCTAATTTAATGAATCTTAAATCTCTATCAGGTCTGTTCCAATTAACATTAATACCTCTTTTCCATTTACGAAAATTTACTGATTCAGGTCTTGAGGTAAAATTATCTATTTTGGTAAACTCATAATCATTTGCTAATATAGATATTATTTGTGTTTTATGTAACTCGTACTCTCTGTCCATACCATCATATTTTTCTGCCATGTCCTTAAATTTTACTTGGAATTTTTTATTTACTACTTCGTCTATAATTAGATATTTAAGTAAATGATTTCTGTATTCTTCCCAACTATTAAACATATAAGGCAGTTTATCTGTGCTAAACATATCTTTTTTGCTTAAATGTTTTGATTGATTGATACCTTGAAGCCTTGCTGTTAACTTATTCCATGTATCTGGTTCAATCTCATGTAAATAAAATAATTGGTCTACTGCTGTTTCGTGGTGCAAATTACTTATTCTCATTTTATGTGGTTGTAATCCAAATCTATAAAATTCATCATATACTTTACAATAACTCCATTTATTATAATGTATTGCTTTCCAAATATCTGAAACATTCCAATCATATAAAGGATAAAAAGTATAATGATTTAGCTTGATGTTGTTTATTGATCCGTAAGTAATATGCTTATAAGTTTGTGCATTTGTAAGACCACTTCTTCTGTTTGGACTTTCTTCTGCCCTTACTCCACCTAAAAATGCACAAGAATAATCTGAAAAATGATATTTTTGGAAATTTTCAAATAATTTTTTAAATCTATCTGTACTATAAACATTTTCTTTAATACTTATATCTTCTTTTGGTCGCATCCAATTTTCTTCATCTTCTGGATTCCAACAGTTTAACCAATGCTTTTCCATTGATGTAGCATTAAATAATTTAATTGGTATTTGTAGCCAATATGGCTCAACTTCTTTCATATTCATTACTGTTCTTACATAATCAACAACATTTTGCCATTCTGCTTCTTGGTCTAAAAAAAGCACTTTTAATGGTAATCTATTTTTTTTCTTTGCTACCATTAGTGCTAAATTAAATATTGCTGTTGAATCTTTGCCACCACTAAAAGAAACAATTACTTCATCAAACTCATCAAAAATATACTCTATTCTTTCAAGTGCTTTATCCCATACATTTTCATTTAAAAATATTTTCAAAATGGATTCGCCTTTGCATAATCAATACATCTTTGTATAGTTGTTTTGCTATCCAATATAGACATTGAATCAATAGATACTGCAATATTCCATTGAGGATTTAAATGTTTATAATTTTCATTTACAAATACTTGATGTGGACTTCTTGTATCTAATATATAAAATGTACCCCTTTTAAATAACAGTTCTTCTTTGCTTAATCCTCTGCAACCAATTCCTAAATCCACTCTTATTTTTAAATGATGTGAATATCTTGGGTATTTTAAATCTTTGTGTAATGGTGTTTGTTTTCTTACACCAATATAATGTGGGTCATCTTCAAGTTTATTTGGCGTTCTACCCCATGTTTGCAGTTTAAATCCATCTGTTTTAAATACTTTTAATATATTTTGTTCATTAGGCATAAAAACATTATGTTTGTTTAAATCTATTTCTGTTGAAAAAACCACAGGGTTTTCTCTTTCATCATCTTTTAATTTGTAATCCCATTTCAAATCCATTAATAAACCCCATCAGTAAATGTAAATGATTGTCTGTTTGTTGATGCTCTTTTTGGGTCTATAGCACTTTTACCAACTCTATGGTCAACTAAATTAGGAATATGTATCCAATATTTTATTTTTAAGTGTTTTATCCAATCACATACCATTTGATCTGTGCCATTTGGGTGTTTTGCAAGTTTATTTGGTAATTTTGACCAATATTGCCAGTAATTTAATAAATTTTTAGAATAATTAGGTGGGTAATAAGTACATTGATTCATTAAAAAATTATTATCCCATCTACTTCCAATTTCTAAATCTTTTTTTCGCATTGAAAAAAATTGTATTATATTAAATGGTTTTTCTGAAATTGCTTTTTTTGTTTTATTTAGAAAATTATTTGTTATTATAACATCTTCTTCCATATGAATACATGGTTCATTTTTTGCCATATCTAATGCTCTTAAAAAAGTATCAAAAGCATCTTGTTTTACATCCATACAAAATTCAGCAGTAGGCAAATTTTTTTTTAAATATTCAATATAAGTAATTCTAGTTTTTATTGCTTTAACAATTATTCTCATGCTAATGCTCTATTTATTATTTCAGTATCTCTTATGTTTCTATCCATTGTCCAATACTTATAGTTATCTATATAAAGCACAACATATGGATAACCTTTATAAAATTCTACTTTTCCATTATCTCTTATATACTGACAAGCCTTAAAAAAATTTTCATCATTGTTCCATTCTCTTTTTATTGAATAGAAATGTGGGTTATTAGGCATAGTCTTTGCAAATCTGTACGATTTACTTGTTATTTCTTGAATTATATTCATTACATTCCACTAAATTTAAAAGTTTCTGCACAATGTGGACACACAACCTCAATAGCATTATCTGAATCTTCTGCACTTAAATTAGAAATTTGTTTGTTAATGTTATCTTGAGCATTATTTATATCATTTTGCTCTACATCATTAAAATTATAACTTGGTTCTGTATTAGGATTAAAAGAAAGGTTCATACTATCTGCATCTACGCCAACTAAAGATAAATCAAAACCTAAATCATTCATTTCTTTTAGTTCACTAAAATACATTCCCATATCCCAATTACTATTTTCTGCTAATTTATTATCAGCTATGACATAGGCTCTTTTTTGTTCATCTGTCCAATTTTTTGCAACCATACAAGGAACAGTTTCTAATTCTAGTTTTTTGGACGCTTCTAATCTCGCATGACCTGCTAATACAGTATCATCTTCATCTATAAGAATTGGTGCAGTAAATCCCCATTCTTTTATACTATTACATATCTGTTCAATCTGCTCATCTGAATGAACCCTTGAATTACGCTCATATGGTAACAAATCTATTGGATTTTTATTTATAAGATTATCTGATGCAAATTTCATAATTTTCTCCTGTACTAAAATAATAATAAACATTTATTTAAAAAAAACAACATAAAACCACATTTAGGGGTTGACATACTGTCTAAGCTGTATTATATTATATATATAAACAAAGCACAGGAGTTAAAAATGTTAGAATTAAGCCAAGTAACAAGAACAATAGATACTACTAATTATGTAGCTACAAATACACCAAATGCAGATGTTTCAATAGTTGTTAAATATGATGACAATGTTGTTGTTAATATATTTGATAATGAAAGAAGTGAAAATACTATGAGAGTATTTGATGATTTTGATGAAGCAGTAAGATGGACTGAAACAAGAGTATGTATGAATGTGAGTTTTTCATAATGATTACTAAAACAGAAATACTTAAAACTGCAATGTTAAACCAAGATTGGGAGCAAGCAATTAGGATTGCTTCCAAGTTTCAAAACTTAGGAAAACATAAACATGAAATTAAAACTGCAAAAGATGCAATGTTTTCACCTAGCTTTTATGAGCAGATTGGCAAGAATCCAAAAGAACTAATTACGATTGGTGCTGAAGCAATAAAAGTAAGATATGCTTATTTATTAATTGACAAGGTAGTTAAAGATAAATAAATTTAAATACTCATTGTTCTCCCTATCCCCCCAAGCCTTAAAACTTGGGGGTTTTTTTAATCACTATATGGAACATTGTAATCACCACCACTTTGATACGCTTGGTCATAATTAGATTCTTGCTGTACCTCTAAATAATTTTTTGTAGGTACATTATAAGTAAATAATGCTTCTCCTATATTCCCATACGTTCCTTGTTCTCTTATCTTCTTAGTGCAGATAACAACTTGCTCCTCATCAAACAATCTATGCACAACTAATCCAACATCTGCCATATTATGCCAATGTGCTGAACCACTTATCTCATACATACTTGGGATTGGGTAAGTTCCATCTTGCTGTCTTGCTAGTTTTGCAGGGTGAGCAACTACCCACATTATAATATTATGGGTTCTACAAAAATGTTTACAAGAAGAAATCATATCTCTTATATGCTCATCTTCTCGTTTTCCCTGCTTTCTACTAGCATCAATCTCATTATATGGGTCTATTACTACTCCATTGATTCCATGCCTTATACAAGCACCTCTAGCCTTTTCTAATAGCCAATCAATAGTTGGAACTCTGTCTTTGCTTTCAATAAATATAAAATGTTCTTGTATCCAATTAATTGCATCTTGTAATTCATCTTCATTAATCCTTGCATTATTGCCAATATCAAAAGGTTTTTTAATATAAATCTCTGCTAATCTTTTAATATGATGAGTTGTTGAATGTTCTGGACTAAATATAGCAAATTTCCATTTGTGCAGTTTACTAGCATTAATCATAATTTGGTCAATAAAATTAGATTTGCCATGATTAGGTATTCCTGTAACAACTTGAAAGGTTGATGGCATTAATTTATATATCTCATCTAACTGTGGAAACCCTGTGCTAAATGGTCTTGATTGCAAACCATTATATAAATCCCATATTTCATTTAAATAATCTTTAGCACCATAAAGTCCATCAATAGGAAATGGTTCTGCATATTGAATACATTCTTTGAGAACTTGACCACTATGATCAACCAAACATTCGTTGGCATCTTTACATTGGTAATCATCTATTCTTGGAAAACTTACTCTATAGCACTTATCTTTTCCAAATCTATGTGCAAGTTCTGCACTTAAAGCCTGTCCTGCTTCATCCATATCTGTTGCTATAATTACCTTGTTTATCTTTTGTAACTTTTCACAGTTACCGATAGCTGTGAACCTTTTATCTTCCTCATCAAACTTAGCTTCCTTACCTGCACCATCAGGTAAAGATACTGCATTTTTGATACCCACCTCATAAAGTGCCAATACGTCCATCTCACCCTCAACAAAAATAATCTCATTACCTTTAACCGAATCAATGTTAAATAAAGTCCTTTTTGCATTTGCTTCCTGCCTAAATTGTTTTTCAAAACTTCTGTATTTTACGTTTACAACTTCTCCATCTTCAATATATGGAAAAGCTATACAACCCTCATGTCCATCTCCAAAAGATTTTTCTGTATAAAATAATTTTAAATCTTCTGCTGTTTCTTGAGATATTCCTCTAGCCTTTAAAAATGCCAACGCTTCAACATTTAAATTAGTTTCTTTTGGAACACTTGGCTTGCTATAGCTAACTTTTCTATTTAATCCACTATCAAAATCTTTATATGTTTTATTATTCATTCCACCTGTCCACCCACAGTTGTGACAATTCCAAACAGCACCATCATTGTTAATAGTTACTGATAAGGGCAAATCGTTTTTATTTTTTGATTTTCTTGAATTACGACATTGTGGACAATAGGTCTTTGTGTTTCCACTACTACTTCCATTCAATACAATTCCATAATCCCTTAAATCCACAATACTCACCCTGCAATACTCGCAAGGTTCTTGTGTATCCTTTTTCTAGGTTTGACAGAGTGGCTACCAAAACTATTATATATAAAAGGTTTGTTAGACTTTGTGTCTATGCTAGTAGGACTAAGTGTCAAGGTATATTCATTGCTAGTTTGTATTTTTGGACCATTAGCCATAAATCTTTGCCTAGCCTTAATAAATCCTTTTTCTTGTAGTGCTTTAACTGCCCTATGTGCTGTTCTTGCAGAAAACCCTGTGTCCTGTGCAATTTTTTCTAAAGATGGAAAACAACTATTACTGTCATTACATCTATTCGCTAAACATACTAAAACAAATTTCTCTGTAGAAGTAATCTTAGTGGTATCTTGGTTTAGTGCTTCAAATATTAAATTTTTACTCATTACATTCTCCTTATTAATTTTATATTAATGGCATAGACAAATGTAATTGTAAACCCTTTAAAGTGGCAAAAGTAAAATATTTATATTTCTTGTATTAATATTGGTGGATTATATGTAGCTAGAATTTTTTTTCTCAAAATATAATCTCTTGTCTTTGTGGCTTTAGACTTTACATCTTCTACAACAGATAGTCCAGATTGGTTTAAATATCTGAAATCAGCAGTATATCTCCCAATTTTTTGTCCATTAACCATAAGGTCAAATTTTGGGTGAATTTCAAGATTAGCTATATAATTATTTTTTACAAGTAATTCTAATTCTAAATATCGTTTTAATTCTTTTTTAGAGTCAAACTTGATTCCTTTGTATTCTTGTTTTATGGCGTTGTATTTGTTGCTCATATAAGTCATGCCCTGTAACTGAATTGGTTGTAAGATTAAATATTTTTTCTGCAAATTCAAATCTTGGCAGTCTTTCACCCCTTGACCATTTCTCAACATTCCTAACAGAAGTATTGAGTTCTAAGGCAAGACTTTTACAAGTATGCTTTTCTTTGTGCATCCATTCTCTTAACTTCATTTTACTCTCCTAAAACTAAATTGATAAGACTCTATCACAAAAAAAATATATGACAACCCTTTTTAGTGCTTGCAATTCCCTTTTTTGTGGTTATAATATATTTTGGGTTGTTGATGAACTCGACCATGTACTTAAATATATCGCAGTATATATAGGAAGTGAAAAGGGAAACATGGCAACCCCATAACCAAGAACGAAGTAGGAGGAAACAATGAGCAGTAATAACCCTTTTGAAACCCATAATATTGGACATTTATCAGCTAGTTCAATTAATACATGGGTAACTGACCCTGCAAAGTGGGTGGCTACATATTTATGTGGTCTTAGTTCTAAAGCAGGACCTGCCGCTTGGCGAGGGATAGCAACAGAACACGCTATGCACAAAAGAATCAGTAACCCTGATTTGCCATATAAAGCAGTAGAAGAAATGTTATATGGCAAATTTGATGAATTTCATATGGACACAAATACCTTTGCATCTGATAAGGTTGCAAAAGAAAGATATGGTTTAATAAATTATTATACTAGAGGAATGGAACTATACAGCACTTTGGGAGAAGCAACTAGTTATCAAGAAAAAGTTGTAATTGATTTTGAAGAATTATCAGTTCCATTTGTAGGTTATATTGATTTTATTTACCCAAACCAAATTAGAGATACTAAAACTGTAGCCAGAATGCCAAGTGGATTCACAGAAAATGCTTCAAGGCAATTAGCTATATATGCACAAAAATATCCTGATTATGAAGTTTGGGTTGATTATATTACACCAAAAGAAGCAAGGTCTTATAAAATGGCACAGCGTGCTATTGATTATAGAATGAAAGAATCTTTAAAAATTGCTTTTGGTATACAAAAATTCTTGAGCATTAGTAATGATTCCCAAGAATTAGCATCTATGTTCTATCCTGATTACGATAGTTGGATGTGGTCAAGTGAAATGAAGCATGATGCACAACAAAAAATATGGAGAATATAATGAACTACGAAAGTGAAAAGGTAACAGCAGTTAAATCTGCTATTGAAAAAGCACGACAAGGATTTAAGCCATTAAAGAAATCTGGAGTAAATTCTTATTTTAAAACCAAAAGTGGTGACCCACATTTATTTAGCACATTAGATGATATATTTGATGCTTGCTTGGATTCTCTTAATGAAAATAAACTTAGTATTACATATCAAGTGAGGTTATTGGAAACTCAAAATGGTTTTGAAAACATATTGACTACTAATATTTCACATACAGAAAGTGGTGAGTATATATTATCTGCTAGTTTATTAGGTAATCAGACTGCCAAAAGCCAAGACTTGGGTTCTGCTATAACTTACATGAGAAGATACCAAATACAAGCCATGTTAAATCTTGAAGCAGATTTTGAAGATGATGGTAACAATGCAAGTGGAAGAAGTAGTGGCACGATTGAAAATAAAAAGCCATCAAGAACTTACACAACATTTGATAGAGATGGAAAAGCAAATGGAACTTACACAAATTTTGTGAGTTATGTAAAGGCTCTTAATATTGAAGCTATGAAGATGCACCCAGAATGGGTAAATCAAACCGAAACACAGTTGCATGATATATCTTGTTGGGCAGAAAAACTAGGAGATGAAGATGTTAAAGCAAAAGATGCTTTACTTAAAAAATGTTCTGAATTATCAAAAAAAATAGGAGTTGAAAATGAATAACAGAGATAACACAAATAGTGGTATTTTGTTTCAAAATACTGATGATTGGAAAATTGTTCAACAAGGCAAGATTAATCTTAAAGGTGAGGATCATAGGATTATTGGAGTTACTCGTAAAAATAAAGATGGGCAACCCATAGTTGAATTATATCGTGCTATAGGAACATTAAAGGCAAATGATGATAAACAAGGTGATAAATCACCAGATGCCAAAGGTGTTGTAAATGTTATATCTGATACAGGTGCTATGACTATATCTGCTTGGAGAGAAAAGTCTGATAATGGAAATTCTTATACGAGCCTAAAAGCAAGGGAGTTTACCAATGACCAATCAAGTGAGAAAAAACCAAGTCCACCAATAAATCCTGTTACTGATGACTTAGATGATAAAATTCCATTTTAATCTTAACCATTATTATGGATAGAGGTGGGATATTGTGTAAATCTTTCTAGGGGTATCCCACTTCGTAAATAAGGAAACTAAATGCTAATACCTAAAGCAGAAAAACATAAAAACAAAAAGCATTTAATTTATGTTTCAGAACAACAATGTTGTCTAAATGTTGTTAGTGAAGATTGGTGTAGTGGTAATATACAGGCTCATCACTTGTTAAGACCTTTTGAGGGCAAACGAGGAATGGGAATGAAAGCATCAGATAAAAATGTTGTTCCTTTATGTTACCACCATCACGCTAAATTACATGATAAAAACGGAGATGAGGATAGCTTTTGGATTGGCTTTGGTTTATCTGAAGATTTTGGTCGTTTAAAAGCAAAAGAATATTGGTTGAAATCGCCACATAATAAGGAGAAGTAAATGATTAGTGATGATGAAGTACAAAAGTCTTTAGATTTTTTAAGAGATACAGCAGATCAATCTGCAAAATTTAAAGCTGAAAGAATATATCTTGAGGAATATAGAAAATCCTTAAAAGCATTAATAATGAAACAATTTACAGATTTGCCTGTATCAGCACAGGAAAGAGAAGCCTATGCTAGTCCAAGATACCAAGACCATATAAAGGCTCTGCAAACTGCTGTATTCAATGATGAAAAGCAAAAATTCCTTAGAGTAGCCTGTGAAGCAAAGATTGAAGCATGGAGAAGTTTTTCAGCAAATCATAGGTCTATGAAACTTTAATTAAAATAAATTAAAAAAAACTCTTTTTAGGGGTTGACTATATAACCTACCTATGCAATTATAATTTGTAAGTACAAAACAAATAGCACAGGAGAAGAAAATGACTAATTTAAAACCAAAATTTGTATATGTAAATTGGAGCGAAAGTTCAGCATTTGAGGACAGTTCGATGTATAGCTTTGAGCAGTTTGAAAGAATAGCTGAAACAGTTGCAATAAACCATGATAATGGTGGCTCTTATAAAAAAACTAACATAACAGTTATTTTTAAATGTGGGCAGACATACCAAGCAAGAGTTGATTTAAACCCTAGCTGTATAAATTTTGAACAGCACATAAATCAATGTAAAAAAACTTATCAAAAATGTGTTGATGGCAACTATGAAAGAACTGACCTTTGGGTTCAAAGTGTTGTGGATTTAAATGAAACTTGGAAAAAAATAGAATTTAGGGAGGTAGCGTAATGTATGAAGTTTATAAAATAAATCAAGATGAAACTTTAAGCCATAAAGAACATCTTAATAATTTTGAAGAAGTCAATAATTGGTTAATTGATCAAGCGTATTATAAATATGAATTGGTTAAGATTATAAATGTTCAGACAGGAAATTTTAGAGATTATAAACTTGATGATGATGAATGGATTGTAATTAATAGAGGGGGAGCAAAATAATGAAACAGACACAAAAAATGCAAGTATTAGAGCATCTTAAAAAACATAAAACGATTACCTCTTGGGAGGCTATACAAAAATTTGGATGCACAAGATTAGCAGACAGAATATTTGTTTTACGACAAGAGGGTCATTATATAATTACAAAAAATATTACTGAAAATGATAAAACATTTGGTGAATATACTTTGATAAAAACATATAAACAGCAATGTAGGGAATTATGATGCCAAATTATATCAAAGGTTATTTAAAATTTATGGGAGTCATAGCAAGTGCTGTGGCTACCCTTTACATCATATATTATTCTTTTTGGTTTATATGCTTAATTGATAACGCTTGTTATTATAGAACCTTTGGAGGTTAATATGAAAAATGAATTTACAAATCAAATTCAAATGATTGCTAATGTATTGCATCATAAATCAAAACCTACAAATCAAGATGATAATATTTATAAAGAAGTAAGTCATTACTCTAGGCATATTAAATCTTTAACAAAAGAACTTGATAGAGCGTTGTTTACTAAAAGTGAATTAGATATGATTTTAAAGATTGCTTTAATGTATATTACTTGGGATAGAAAAGAAGAAAAACATCTTGAAGCTATAATAAGGAAATGCAAATCATTATCTAAAATGGCAAGAACATCAAGATACGAAAGGATTAAGTAATATGCAGACACCATTAGAAAAGAAAAGAGCAACCTATTTATCATTTTATAAAGATGGAATTTATGATGGACTTTTAAATCAAAAAATAAATCCTATAAAAAATTCTTCTGCATATTATAAAAGAGGATTCCATGATGGACTAGAGTTAAAGGGTTTTGTTATAGAATATAAACTTGGAGTAAAAAATGAAAGATAACGTAAACAATCCTGCACATTATAAAAAATCAGATGTTGAATGTATTGATGCAATTAGTTCAGCGTTATCGCCACATGAGTTTAAAGGATATTGTAAAGGAAACATTCTCAAATATGTTTGGCGAGAAAATCACAAAGCTAAAAAAGAAGATTTAAAAAAAGCACAATGGTATTTAAATAAATTAATTGAAATATATAAATAGGTAAAATTATGAAACATATATTAATTAAAGAAACATCAGATGAGGTTATTTATCTTAGAAAGCTATTACAAAAATATAAAATTGATACAGATAATTGTGAATTATCACATATAGAAAATATAAAACAGATTGATAATTTTATAAGACACACACAAATAATTTATGCAAAATTAAATTATTTTAATGGATTGGAAGAAAAATGAATCTAATTAAACACGAATACAAAGGATATATATATGATCCTGATTTTACGATTATGTCTGATGGTGTAGAGATTAATCATTATATCTTTAAAAAATCTGATTTATCAAAGCCATGTTATTTTTACTATGGAGTTAAAAAAGATTACATGAGCAAAAAACAATTCATAGATTATATAATTCTTATGGAAAAATTAACATATAATGGGTTAACCACATTTAGGGGTTGACTTACCCTTTTTTTGTGTTTATAAATATATGTAAATACAAATAGCACAGGAGTTAAGAATGAGAGTTTTAGTAGTAAACACAATTTATTTTGAAAACTATAAAAGCCATAACCAAGATTGGGATGGTAAAACTGCTTGGTGGAAACGTAAAGGTGGTTCAAGCAAAGCTGTAGCAATCATATTGGGTTGCTATGGAAAAAGTTTAGATGTTATG